CTTCATTTGGTCTAAATGAAGATACTAAATTATTTGACGCTGCTATTAAATCTTCCCATCTTCTCTTAGCAATAACAAATGTTGCTTCATCAGTAATTCGTACACCAAACTTAGTCATCAGGGTTCCATCACCTTCAAACCCTTCGTAATTAGAGACATACATCTCTATCATATAATTTTCATCAAACTTAGAAAGAATATCCTCTCCAAACAGATCATCTTCTTTTACTATCTCTCTAGGAAGATAATAAACATCATGACCATAAATTTTTAAAGACTCTATAATTAAGTCTTCATATAATGTTTGTTCTGTAGTAGTACCACCAGAAAAGTATACGTTCTTTGCCATATCATCCTACAAAATCAAGTGGAGCGGTCTCATACTTAGACAGCATTTCACCTTCAATCTTTTCGATTTCTCCTTGTGCATCATCATATATCTGTCTACCATTAAATTCAACTCCGCCAGGCATCTTAATACCAGTGAATTTCATTAAATTTTGACCCCATTGTCTCTTGATCAATGAAGTTAAATATTTCTTGACAAACATTTCATTATAGATTTTAGTGTATGTATTTGGATCTAATGCTCTATAACAATCAATAAGAACATAGTCATTCGCTGCAACTCTGTTCCAATCTAAATCCAAATATAATCTATTTTGTACTTTATTATATCTTAACGGTTTCTTACCTTCTATTAAAAATTCTAGTGTTTCAATATACTGCATAGTCATTTCTAGATTCAAAATGTCATATGCATAAAAATTGTAGAAATCATTCAAAAAGAACTGATATCTAAATCCAAACATACTATTAACATATGTATTAGCAATAGGTGCAACACCTACTATACCAATCACATGATCTGGTACTGTTAAATATCCTCTTCCTTCCTCAAAACTTAAAGTTCTACTGCCAGGAGATGCACCTAAATTATTATCTGTTTTAGTCGTAGTAAGATTTCTCGATTTACCATTAGTAAGATCATCTTCAGTAAACTTATATTTTAAGTACGTTCTTTCGATACCATCATATACCCTCTCATTAAAGAGTTGGATAGTATCGTCAATAAGATCTTCTACTTGGTCGTCATCAACGTTGATCTCGATGACAGGCTTACCAAGTTTTCTTAAACAATATTCTTTAAGTTGTGCTCTTGTTGCTGGTTTTGCCATTACGTTCTTTATCTAATGGTTTCTCATTTTTAAAATCGTCTTCTTGTTCTAGTTTAGAAGTCAATTCTAAAACTTTTGCCTCAAGTAATAAATTTTGTTGTGTCAGTTGATTAATTCTATTGTTCATTACTTGGATCAAATTAGTCGCTTCAGTTGGATTCATAATTACTCCATCATTTCAATTATTTATCAATATGTTCCGCCATCAACTGTGGTTGTCCAGATTGGTTCACCACTTGCACCATTAGATGTTAAAATCTTGTGTGATGTAGTAATGTCAGATGTACCTGCAGCAACTGTTCTTGTTAACTCTAGTGCAGCGTTATAGTAAGCAACACCTTTGTTTACACCAGTATCAACCTTAACAGTATTGAACTGTGCTTTACCAGCAGATCCACCAATTACACCTGCGTTGTTAGTTGCATCAGCAATGAATGTGAAATAGGTTGTACTATCATCATATCCAAAGAAACCAGTCTTAGCAGCATTACCTATAAGAGTTTTATAAACAATACCACGATCTAGGTTATCATCAGTTGCCTGTGCAATTGTTACCTTATCACCAACAGCAAGACTTCCGTTTGTGTTTGCACTTAAAGTAAGTGTGGTTGTCTTGAATACCTTTGTATCTACTTTCTGAATAGCAGCTTTCTGAGCAGTCGTTGGAGTACCAGATGACTGAGTTGTTAAACTATTACCATTATAGAAATCATCAGAAGATGTAGAAATATTTGCTGCAAGGTCAATGGTTACAGTAGATGCAGTCTTACTAACATATGTACCAAGTAGTGAGAATGAAGTACCATCGAAGAAATAAATGTTATCACCAGCACTTGGGTTAGTTGTTAGTGGGTTACTACCTACATTCCACTCAATACGAACATTAGAAATTGTTGTACCACCTGCAAGTCCACTTCCTGCTGTGATAGTTGCACCTTCAACAATAGAAGATGGATTATCAACTACCAAAGTATTCTGTCCAGATGATGCAGCAGACTGTACAGTCTTAGAACTTACACTATCACCAACAGTGAATAATGGATCATTAACTGACATTTCAGTCGAGTTAACAGTTGTTGTAGTACCAGCAACTTGGAGGTTACCACGAATAATAACATCACCACCAGCATCTCCAGAATCTGGGAATGGGTCGATGATTAGTTCTGTTGCAGAGTTACTATCAGTAGAAATTGTATTTCCTTTAATTCTAATATAACCAAGGTCTAATGTCGTAACATTAGTACCCATATTAATAGTATTTGCTGCACCAGCAAAATTAACTGTAGTTGCAGTTGTATTCCAAAGATTTTGTGTTGTCTGAGTACCAACTACAGTTGGGTTGTTGATTGTAGCGGTTCCTGAAGTTGCACCGATATCAATCGCAGTAGCAGCACCAAATGCATTTACTGTAGTAGCATTTGCTTCTAATAGATTGAATGTTGTAGCAGTAGTGGTAATATCTCCACCATTCACTGCAAGGTCACCAGTTATAACAAAATCCCCACCAATACTTCCATCTCCAGGCAGAGTTACAGCTCCATCTAATCCAACTTTAAACTTGGATGCACCACCTACCTGTAAATCCATTAACAGTGAAGTAGCTGCAGATGCAGTATTAGTTACGTTTACTTTTATAGCATCAAATTTATTACTACCATTATTCCAAGTACTTGCAATATTTAAAACTGTATCTGCAGCACTTAATGCAGGTGTTGTTATATCAACAGCACCAGAGAATGAATCAACTACGAATCTATCGGTTGATCCATCTGAAATTTTAAACTCGTTAGTTCCTACTGTAGCAGCACCTTTGAAAACATAATCTCCAGTACCATTCGTATCAAAATTTAAACCTTGGTTTGATGTTTCTGTTGATATTGTATCTCCATCTATTCTTACGTGATCTACATTTAATCTACTTATCTTTTGTGCTGAGTCAACAATTATTGCAGAGTTAGCAGTTAAAGTACCATGTCCATGATCTAATAGGTCAGTAAAGTATTTACCACCGATTATATCTAATCCAGCAGCAACACCACCTGTTTCTGATCCTTTACCAACAAACAGTTTACCATACGATGTAACTGTTGCTGATTGAGCGTCTGTATACGTACTAGTACCTTCAGCGTAGGCAAGTTCACCTTGGCCCAGTACCGATGACGGTGTAGCGGTTGGGTTTGCGCTCGACCTTTTAATTTTTATTCTAGTTGCCATTTGTTAATACCTGATTGGATTTAGAAATTACCACCTGTTATAATAAGACCTGCTTTCTCGACAACATTTTCAGCCTTCCAAGAAGCAGAGATTGCATCATATTGTAGCACAGCACCATCAGCGGCACCAGCAACATTAACGTCTGTAAGGTTACCTAAACCAGTAACACCAGCTGAAGAAACAGTCAGTACTTTAGGTCGATTTGATACAGTAACTTTTGTATTCATGTTACGCCTGGGTTGATTGTTACAAGACCTTCAATCACTCTCGTTTTAGTACCACCAGCGGCTGTAATAACGACATCATAAAGGTATCTGCCTGATTCGATTGCTGCAGTTGTAGCAGCAGTCATAGCAAGAGTCACTTTACCAGTACCAATGGAAACTGTAAACGCATGAGAAGTTGAACTATAATGAGATTTTTTCATTTTAGCTGCACCTGAATAGCCAGTCAAATCCCAGAGTGCATTGAAATCATCATAGATTCCAATTTCAGCGGAGAAATCTGCTCCTTGATCAATATAGAGATTATGTTGTGCGGCCATACGGGTTTATCGCTTATATTTATTTATAACCTAATGGTTATTTAGGTTGATTAACAAATTTTTGATCTCGTTGATCTCAGTTTTTAACGAATGTAGATCAGACTCTACGGAAGATAATCTGTCTTTTTCAGACAGTCTATGCTTATATGAAGTCATATAAGCATTGTAATCATCAGTGTTGTTGTTTATAATTGCTTTAGAAGAAGTATCCCTCGTTAAATTGGGATGTCCTTCAACTTTCATCTTCTTCATACTAAATCGCAAGTGCTAAACATCTTACATTTCTGATCTTAGGAATGTCACTTTGATCATTACCTATCATAGCAATTTTCACACTAAATTCTTTAAATTCACTCAAATCTTTTATTTCAAAATCAAAAGCCCTATATTGACTCTTGGTTTCTGAAGAAGGATAATTAATAGATGGGACTTCTACATAACTCATATCATCAAAATCGCCAGGATCAGAATCCCTTCTAGTTTTAACAAATACCTTAAATTCATTAGATGAATTTCTTATACCATCGAATAAAACTTTAACGGATGTAGATGTATTTTCTAAAACAACCTTCTTAGTAATATACGCAGAATGTTTACCACCTTTTGGAAGTAATTCTGATGACAGATCTAAAGTACCATTTGCAAGAGTTTCTTTAATAATTCTATTTGAAATAGTAACTATAGAAGATCCTTCTAAATCAATAATAGGACTTAATCTATCATTTGTTGTAGATAATTCAATATTAGTATTTAAAGTACCTGAAAGACTTGATAATGATGTATTAGCAGTTATAGATGTTGCAGAAGCAATCAACTTTGGTTCATTAAGAATATTCTCTA